GAATTAATAGCGATTAAGCCTAAAGAAATAGAAACACCTAAAAAGAAATAATATGAAAAAAATAATCTTATCTGCTTTAATCTTGGCATCATTGTCAACAAAAGCGCAACCATTTAGAAATAGTAGTGATACTGCAATAATCGGAAAAGATACTATCTATTATCAAAAAGGTGGCATCTTAATTAAGCCAGTTATCGTCAACTACTCAGGCGATTTAGCTTGGTCATTAAGTTGGACTGCAAACAATCTTTCAAGCAACGGAGAGGGGTGTAATACCTATGTAACATTAAGAGGTAAAAACAACAACCAGTTAGCTGATTTTAATTGCTATATTCCTGCTTCAGTTGTTGCAATATGGGGTGTTAGTAATACTCCGATAGATTCGGTTATCTTATCTCAATATCCAAGATTCGTAAAACAAGACTAATGAACCTTCAGGATTATAAGATATATATTTTTAATGGTTTTGCGCTTTCGGTATCAATGACAAATATTGAAACTTACCTACGCATTACGTTATTATTGTTATCAATAGCTTACACACTTTTTAAACTTTTAAAAGATGATAAAAATGAAAAACTTTAAGACAAGTATTGCCGGATTATTGGCAGGTGTACCTTTTATAGTAGATGCTTTGGTAGAGGCATATAATGCAGGTGCTTTCACAGGCAAAAGCGGTTTACAATTAGTAGCTGCTATTGGAGTGGTATTATTAGGATTATATTCTAAGGACCACGATGTTAAGGGTTTATAAGATATTAGTAGCAGCTTTCTTATTAGGAGGCTGCTACACCCAAAATAAGGCGGTTAAACAAGTTAATAAGGCATTGGGCAGCTATCCTGAAATAGTGGCTAAAATCGCCTTAGATTCGTTTCCTTGTAATGTTATTAAAGTAGATACAATCATCACTCACTTTGATACAAGTATTGAAGTAATTTACCCTCACTTTGATACAACCTTGTCCCAAATAGATACAATTTATGGGACGAAAAAAGTGTACGTAAAATTACCGTACAAAACAGTTTATATAACAAAGTCAATAGAATCAACGGCTAAATTAACTATCTTAAATGCTAGGTTTGATTCGCTAACAAAAGTTACTACTTTTATTCAGAAATCTAACGAGGATTTAACCAGTAAGGTAGGCAGAAAGAATAAAGTTATTTATTGGCTGATAGCATTATTAATAGGATTCTCAATACCCTATTTAATTAAATTAATAAAAATACTAGATATATGACACCATCAAATGAATTTTATAGATTATTAAAGTTATTTGAAGGTTGTAAATTAGAGGCTTATAGATGTCCGGCAAATGTGGTTACTATTGGATATGGTAGCATATCGGATATAAAAGGCAATTCTATTATAATGGGCAGTAAGATAAGCCTAGCAGAAGCGGAAGCATTATTAAAAAACGAGGTAGATAAAAAAGCGAAATATTTAAATAAAGAACTAGGAAAGACAATAGTTACACAGAATCAATTTGATGCTTTATTATTATTTCAATATAATTGCGGTAGTGCAGCATTAACTAGAAGCACGTTATTTAAAAAAGTTAAAGCGAATCCTAACGATAAGACTATTGAAGCTGAATTTATGAGATGGGATAAAGCAGGTGGTAAACAATTAAAAGGTTTAACAACTAGAAGAGCAACCGAATCAAAACTATACTTCACTAAATAAAAAATATGCGCCCAAGATTCAATAAGACACAAACGGAATGGTGGCAACAGAAACAGTTATTTGATAAGCAGCTTTATAAGGTATTAATATTTTCAGATTGCCACGGATGGTTAGCAGACCTTTCAGCTTTAAGATGTATTAATCAAGTACTACAACATAATAAATTTGATGAGGTAATTATTAATGGCGATGTAACGGATATGCCTTACATATCAAAGCATAGTCAAAAACTTTACCAGGAGGGTATACTAAAAGGATATACTGAAGTTGGAGAGATTGAATACACTAAAGAGCAGATACTTAAGCCTTTACGATTAAGCACAGATGCAAAGATTAGAGTAAGATTAGGCAACCACGATGAGCGAATAACAAATCCTTATAATTTAGGCGATAAGCAATTAGCAAGATTGGCAGTTCTTTATAAGAATTATAATTCTACTAAGTACAATGAAATGCTAGATTTAAAAAAGACAGATGGCTTTATTTATGATGAAAGCGATGTCTATAATCTATTTAATATTTTCGACATTACGCACGGATTGAGTTTAAATAAAACTGCAGCAGAGAAAAACATATTTGAATATATGGGTAGTGGTAGCACTGGTCATACACACAGATTAAATTCTAAGTATTTAACGAATAGAAAGAATCCGTATGTATGGCTTGAATCAGGTTGCACTAGATTAACCAAAGAAGTAGAGTTCTTCCCTACTGGTAAGACTGCAGATTGGCAGCAGGGATTTATTGAGGTTGTATTTACAAAGACAGGATTCTTTGCTCAACCTACTTTAATATTAAATGGAGAATGTTATTATAACGGAATAATTTATAAAGGATGAACGGCTCAATATTAATACCTGAAAAATTTAAATTAAATGGTAAGACCATTGAAGTAATAATTGATAATGATTATTGCAAGGATAATAAATGTATGGGAGAGGCTGACTTTACTTTGAATATAATTACTTTGTGCGATGAGTATGGTGGTAAGAAAGTTAATAAAAGAAGCAAAGAACAGATATTCTACCACGAATTAATACACCATATATTGAACGCAATGAACTTAGAGAAATTAAAGTATAATGAACTGTTTGTAGATATGTTTGCAGATAAGCTAATTGAATACGAAAGAAGTAAAAGATAGTTTGTTTTTTAGTTTTGGTTACCCCTTAGTGTTTCTACATTGAGGGGTTTTTTTATGCTCAAACCCAATAGAATCAATAGTATTATAAATTATATATATATATAATATAAATTAATTTAAAAAAAAAGTTTAAAAAAATGTTTATTATATTAAATAAAGAGTTATCTTTGGTTTCTAAATAACAATTAAAACTAAAAATTATGAGAAACAAAATGATAAACTTAATTTGTAATTCAATCGAAAGGCTAGAAGAAAAACAAACTTTAGGCACTATCACATTTGAAGAGGCTGCTACCTTAAATAGATTAATTGAATTTGCAGAATATCTTTTAAACCAAAAATAAAAATAAAATGAAACCAAGCCAATTAAAATTGCTCGAAAATTTATATAATTTTTTGGGCGCAAATGAAACCTTACTTCAATCGGAATTTAAAAAACTTAAAAAGAAAATTCCTAAATTGAAAAATGAATTTACCTATGCACAATTTTGTATAACCACTTATTCAAACCTAAATGAAAACAGTACAACCACCCAATCCTCCAAGTGATTTTAACAACTGGATTAATTACATTTATTCACTAATAAAACAAAACTATGACAACCCAAGAAATTAAAGATGCAATACTTATTTCAATCCTTATTATTGGCGCATTATTAGCCGACAACCTTTTAAACTTTTAATTATGAAATTTAAAATCGAAACATCAGAAGAAATAGAAATTAAACTACCGTTATACTTTAAACTAAATAATGGAGTTATCCAAGATTCTTACTTTGCTATTATTAGAGAGGATTTAGGTATATCTAACTGGGGAGGTAGAGATATATTAGTCAATAGATTCCCTGAACATATAGCTAAGTTAACACTTGATAAAGATTATCAGCAAATAACAGAAACAGAATTTAAAACTGCATTAACCCAAACTTGTAATTATTTAATCAACCTAATCTAAAAAACAATGAGCAATTTAATCAAAATTCAAAGCGAATTAAAAGCACCTAAGAATCAAACGAATGCATTTGGAAAGTATAAGTACAGAAGTTGCGAGGATATCCTCGAAGCAGTAAAGCCTTTACTTCTAAAGTATAATTGTCAAATGATAATAAGCGATTCAATTAAGGAAGCAGGTGGAGTTATTTACTGCGAAAGTAGAATAGTATTTACCGATGGTATAGAGAACTATTATGTAACTGCCTGTGCCGGCATTGAACCAAACCGTAAAGGTATGGATATAGCACAATCCTTTGGAGCATCCAGTAGCTATGCTAGAAAGTATGCTTTAAATGGTTTATTTTTAATAGATGACACTAAGGATGCAGACGCAACCAATGACCACGGAAAAGCAGAGAAACCTTTTATGACCGACCACCAAATGATATCTTTAGTAGCTAGATATAACGAAGGCGAAAGGGATGTATTTGAGAAAGCAAAAGCGCACTTAGTATTAAGAGATAAAGATTTATTAACCATTAAAGCAATGAAATAATGATAGAGCAATATAGTACAGAATGGTTTACCCAAAGAATGGGAAAGATAACCAGTTCAACTATTTACAATTTAATGGTTGAGCCAAAACTAAAGTCTGAAGCTGGTAATTTAGCAGCAACTACTAAAGATTATTTAACCTCAAAATTAGCTGAAAGGCTTACAGGAGTGCAAAGAGAATTTACAAGTAACGCAACTAATCACGGATTAGAATTAGAGAATGAAGCAATTAAATTCTACGAAGGTAAAACAGGTACAACTGTAAAGTCAGGCGGTTATATTGAAATGATTAATGGATTATATGGTGGCACACCTGATGGCTTAATAGAAGGCGGTGGAATTATACAGGTAAAATGCCCTTACAATTATACTAATCATATTAACAATGGTTTAATTGAAGGTCAGGAGTATTTTAAAAAGAACTATAAACAATACTACTGGCAATGCCAAAGTGATATGATGATAACAGAAAGTGAGTTTTGTGATTTTGTTTCCTATTGCCCTGAGATAGCAGATAACTTAAAAATGTTTATTTTTAGGATTGAGGCTAATATTGAAGATATGCAATTACTTTTATCAAAGATTAATCAGGCAGGAGAATATATGAATAACCTTTATAACCAGTTAACTAATGACCGATAATTTAAAAAGTATTTTAAAATACATCCAAATTTATACAAGTTGCAGTAATTATGATTTAGAAAAAATTGCTTTATTATTTGACAGATACCCTTTAGAGAAAGTAAAAGTAAAGGTAATTGAGAAAGAAAAAAAGGTATTTATTAAAGGCAAAAATGATTTAGATTATTGGACAATTAATTATTTAAAAGAAAATAATATAACTTACGAACAATTAACAGAGAATAATCGTAAATACGAAACTGTTAAACGTAGGGTAGAATTTTCAAAAGCAGCTAGAGAAAATGGATTTATTTTAACCGATATTGGAAGAAAATTAAAAATGCACCATTCCAGTATCATACACCTTGTAAACCACTTTAAACCATAAAATATGACAACACCAACAAATCAGAATGCAGAAGTATTAAATTTGCTTCTAACTGAGAAAAGACAAACAAGTTTAAACCTTGTAATGAATGGTATTTTAAACCCAACTGCCAGGATAACCAACCTAAGAAAGATGGGAGTAAATATCATTTGCGATTTAATCAAGCACACTAATAAGTTTGGTAGAACTATTCATTATGGAGAATTTTCTATCTTGAATAAAAAAGATGCTAGAAAAATTTACACTCAAATTAATTAATTAACTGGGGTGGTTAATCGCCACCCCTTAAATTTAACTTATGATAAACATTAAAAAAGATATATTAGAATATAAAATAAATAATTCAGCTAAGATTTTTTACATATATTTAGAGCATACCAAAAGAATTAATAAATCTAATGCTTATTATGCAGATGCTTTTGAAGTATCTACAATGACGGTTAATAACTGGTTAAATGAATTATTAGATGCCGGATTGGTAAATGTAATATTTGAAGAAAACAAACGTAAAATATTAATAAATGAATAAAAGTTATTATTTCAGCCACGATTATAATTCTGCGAATGATGTTAAAATCCTATTTTTAAGGCAGCAACTTGGGATGGAGGGTTATGGTATTTATTGGTTCTTAGTTGAAAACTTAGCACAGGCAGGTGGTATTTTACCCTTAAATATTACTCCAGTATTAGCAATGCAGATGCAGACAAGTGAGGTAAAAGTAAAGGCAGTTATTGAACAATTTAATCTATTTACAATCGCTGAAGATGGTTTCTTTTCTCGAAGATTAAACGACCATTTAGGGTTAAGAAAAAAGCTAAGCGATAAGGGTAAAATAGGAGCAGCTTTACGTTGGAAAAATGGGGGGGCTATTAGCATCCCTAATGGGGAGGGCAATGCAAAGAAAGAAAGTAAAGAAATAAATAAAGGGGATTTTTTAACAAAAATAGTTATTTAATACAATTTTAGTTGTCAAATGAGTATAAGTATCATTTAAACGCATTTTAAGATATCAAGGTTTGATTTTAAATAACTTTTGAGGGAATCTATCACGAATACATTAACCAACCTAAAAACAGGCTTAAAATGGCTAAACAACCACCAAACAATAAAGATGTCGAAGATAGGATTCTAGGGGTACTATTAATTGAACAGAATTCAGTTCATACATATATTGGAAAAATTACAAGCGAGTTCTTTTATCAAACTAAAAATCAATTAATCTTTAAGGCTATTCAGGGATTGTATGATAAAATGGCTGCCATTGATATTGTAACAGTTAGCCAATACCTAACTAATAAAAAAGAATTGGAGATAGTTGGCGGTGCTTATGAGATTGTAAAGTTAACAAATAATGTAACAGGCAGCAGTTCAATGAATGACTGGATATTAATACTGCAGCAATGTTATCTTCAAAGGAAAGGTATTACAATAGGTCAGGAATTAATTAATGATTCTTATGTTGGCGAAATTGAACTTCATCTTAATAATGCAGCTACTAAAATATTAAATGCTCAAGAAAGTATTTATAAAAATAGTGAGAAAGGAATGGCGCATTATATTATGAGTTTAGCAAAAGAAAGGGATGCAGTTATTGAAAATGGGCAAATAGGAATAGATACAGGATGGGAAAGTTTAAACAAGTACATAAGCGGATGGGTTAATCCTGATTTAATAATCCTAGCAGCAAGACCGGCACAAGGTAAAACTGCTTTTATGCTCAATGCTATTTTAAACGTTCTTAAACAAGACAAGCCAGTAGGGATATTTAGTTTAGAAATGAGTGGAGAGCAATTAGTTAACCGATTAATTAGTTTAGATTCAGGTATTGCTCATCATTATTTACGGACTAATAAACTTACAGAAGCGCAAAAGTTTATGTTAATGGCTTCTGAGGAAAGGTTGCAGAAAGCAAAATTGTACATAGATGACACACCAAGTTTAAACATTAGAGACCTTAGAAGCAAGGCAGCCATCCTTAAAAGAAAATATCAAATTGAGTTCTTATGTATTGATTATCTGCAACTTATGAGCGGAGTAGATAGAAAGGGTAATAGAGAAAGCGAGATAGCAGAAATTAGTAGAGGATGTAAAATAATAGCCAAGGAATTAAATATACCAGTAATGGCATTAAGTCAATTAAGTAGAGCAGTTGAAAGCAGAAATGATAAGATGCCACAGTTATCTGACCTTAGAGAAAGCGGAGGGATAGAACAAGATGCTGATTCAGTTATCTTTCTTATGAGACCTGAAACTTACGGAATAAGAGAAATTGAGATTGATGGTAATACACATAATGCAGAAGGTAAATGTATAGTTAAGTTAGCAAAAAATAGACACGGAAGTTTAAAAAACATACCATTCCAATTTATAGGAGAAAGAATGGAATTTAAAGAAATGATATTATAATGATGATAATTCGGTATATTTCCTACATAAATAATATTTTATGACGAAATCAGTAGTTATACTGCGTATATTGTTTAAAAAGTAAACTGTATTTATACTGTGAGTATAACAATAAGGAAAAAAGTAAACCAATAGTTAAACTTATTTGCATGAATTTTTCTAAAATTTCATTCATTTATCCCTTAAAAAGTACAAAATGTATGGGTTATGCGACATTTAAAGCACTTTATGACACTTTTTTGTGATTTTTTCACAATAAGCGACACTTTAAACGACATAAAAAATAGGCGCAAAAGAATATAAATAGGCGCAAATATACAAAATATATTTAAAAACATATAAATTATGACATCAAAATTAAAAGCAGAAGAACTATTTGAAAAAATGTTATACAATGATGGAGATAAATACCACCATTGCAGTCATTATGTAGGTAAAAACTGTGCATTAATAGCAGTTGAAGAAGTATTAAAATATTCTAAAGCGCACGGATTTATTGGTTTAACAGATGAATATTTATTAATTAAAAAAGAAATAGAAAAATTATGAAAACAGCAATACAAGAATTAATTGAATGGTTTTATAATAGAGCCGAATATGATAAAACTTCTGAGGGATATGAAATTATGGAAAAGGCAAAGGGGTTGCTTGAAAAAGAAAAAGAGCAAATTATAAATGCTCATTTTGAAGGTTGGTCAGATGCTTATGATTATATATATTCAGATAGCAATACAGAAGCAAGACAAGCCGAAGATTATTATAACGAAACATATAACCAAAACAAATAACCTATGGATATATGTAAGTGTAAAGGGCAAATAGGAGAAGTAAATTGCCCTTATAAAGAAAATTGCTACAGGTTTACTGCAAAGGCTGATGCATATCAAAGCTATTTTATTGAATTACCACTTAAAAATAATAAGTGCGACCATTACTGGGGTAAGGATGGAGAAAAGATATGGAATAAAATAGAAAGCTAGTATTGATAACTTTTTTATTAATGTGAATAACTTTATTTTA